AACAGGAAAGAGAAGATGAAAATTATAGTTCGTAATAACAATGTAGATAAAGCTATACGTGTTCTTAAAAATAAACTTCAACAGGAAGGAGTTTTTAATGAATTGCGTGAACGAGAATACTATATGACTAAGGGTGAAAAGAAACGAAAGGCTAAAGCTGCAGCTATTCGTAGAAATAAAAAGACTCTTGAAACAAGACTTGAGGAGTTGGGATATTAATGCAACCATACATTGAGGATTAAATGGATTCTGAAGAACCACAAGAATTAGAAGATTACGAGAATCCTTCTGCAACATCAACACCATTAAAGGAACATCATCCTTTAAGTTGGTATTTGAAGTGGGCCTCTTCTATTGTTTTAATTTTTGCTATGATTGCGACAACCAATGATTTATATCCTTGGAATATGTTTTTACAATTCATAGGTGTTGCTGGTTGGTTGTGGGTTTCTGTCATATGGAATGATAGAGCTCTTATAATTGTAAATGCAGTTGCAGTTGCAATTTTTCTAAATGGTATTGTAAACTGGACGATGAAGGTACTCTAATGGTTAAGAAAAAGAAGATTGAAGCGACTACTGATAATAGTGGATGGGTAGAACCTAAAAGAAAAAAGGTTCGTAAAGCACGTAAACCTATGACTGAGGAACAGAAACAAGCTGCTGTTGCTCGTCTTGAACTGGCAAGGGCAAAACGTGCAGAAAATAATCCTGATTATGGTAAGAGTAGTTTCCATGAAAGTCTAAGAAATATTCCAGATGATGCTCGTGTTACTCCTAAGAAAGTTAAAAGATGGATTAAGACTCAAAAAGAACTTGCTGCTTCAGAACGTAGAGCTGACAAGCAAGGTGTAAAAGGTGCGTATGCAAGACAATCTGATCACGAAGGTTATGTTCGTAATCTTGTTAAATACTTACGAGATGGTGATTACATTGATCCATTTTATGGAGAATACCAAGAAAAAAGAGTTAGTAGAAAATGTATTGCTCAATCATACTATTGGGAAGGGCCTAAAAAGGGAGAACCAAAGTTTGATGTTGGAGTTTTCTATCCAATGTTGGGGACTACATATACAGAGGAGATGTACAATGAAGATAATGGCATCATTGCTCCCTTAAATAAAAGAAAGAATAAAAAATGACAGCAGATATTATTACTGGACCTTGGGCTAATAAACCATCTAAGGTAACAGCAGAAGAACTTGAAGCTGCTAAAGTTCTTGCAGAGTGTGACCGTATAGTAAGTGATTGCACGATTGCTGTTTTGCAAAATCTTGTAGAAAGTAATATTGCACCAGATGATCCTGATGATGAAAACATTATATACATCATGTTTTTAACAGAGCTATTAAAGGGAGTAACTTATAAGAGCTTTGGTATAAATCATCCATTTCAAGAAATTATACCTCTTTTATGTGGTGAAGAATATGAAAAAGGTCAAAAACATTTCTACGTAGATTATGAAAAAGTAGAAAGTGTAATAAATTATTTAAAGAGTGAGGATAAAAACCCAACATGATTTTAGTTGATATGAGTCAGATATCGTTAGCAAGTATGATGATGCATCTGAACATGAATAAGACCACCAAACCAGATGAAAGTATGGTGCGTCACATGATACTTAATTCATTGAGAATGTATCGTAGTAAATTCAAACAGGAGTTTGGAGAGCTAGTTCTTTGTTTTGATTCTCGCCACTACTGGAGGCGTGACCACTTTCCAAACTACAAGGCTGGTCGTAAGAAAAGTAGAGAAAGTTCTAATCTAGATTGGGATGCAATCTTTAGTTGCCTCAATGATATTAAACAGGAACTAAAAGATGTTTTCCCATACAAATTTGTTGAGGTGTATGGTGCAGAGGCAGATGATGTAATCGCTGCATTATGTCTTGAACTTGAATATGACAATGGAAAGACTTTAATCCTTTCTGGTGATAAAGACTTTATTCAGTTACACAGATTCCGTAACGTGTCTCAATACAGCCCCATCACTAAGAAGATGATGAATAATGATGATCCACATAAGTATTTGGATGAACACATTCTCAAAGGGGATTCTAGTGATGGAGTTCCAAATGTATTATCACCAGACAATACCTTTGTTGATGGACTACGACAAAAACCTTTGAGTAAAAAGAAGATTGCAGAATGGACAGGAGAAATTCTTGTACCAGTTGAGATGGCTATACCTGACGGTGAAGTTAAACGTAATTTCCAAAGAAATCAACAGTTGATTGATTTGTCTAAAACACCAAAAGAGATTTTTCTTGCTTGTCTAAAAGAGTATCAAGATTCTCCAGAAGGTGACCGTAGCAAACTACTAAATTATTTTACAAAGAAGAGATTGAAGAATCTCACAGAATCCATAGGAGAATTTTGACATGGACTTACTAATATCTGAAATCTTGGATAAAGTTTCTAAGATTAAAACAAAAAAAGAAAAGGTTTCTTTTCTAAAATATTATGATTCCGATGCACTACGCATGGTAATCAAATCATCTTTTGACCCTAAAATCAAATGGGCTCTTCCAGACGGTGATGTTCCTTATATAAAGAACGATGCTCCAGAGGGTACAGAACACACAAATCTTCATGCTGAAGTACGAAAGTTATTTCACTATCTAGAAGGTGGTAATGCAGACTTGAACCAGAACAAGCGTGAAAGTATGTTCGTTCAGTTACTAGAAGGGTTGCATCAGAGTGATGCTGAAGTGCTTGTTGCTGCAAAGAATAAAGAATTGCATCGTAAATTCAAAGGCCTTTCTGATAACGTAGTCAAAGAAGCATTTGATTGGGATGAAAAGTATATGAAAGTTGAAGGTTATCCTCAGAAAGATCGTCAAGCAACTCGTTAATTTTCTTTCAAAAAAGTGCATTTTCTTGTTGACAAATCCTTCTGAACATGGTATGATAAGACATAATCAAAAGAGAGAGGATTCGTTATGAGTGTAACAGAAAATTTAGTTGAACTAGAAGATATGGTTCTGTCCATAATAAAAGATGGTGCAGAAACCCTTGATGATGTTCTTGATCAAGTTAGAATAGAATATGTTTTTGTGGATGTAGAGTATGTTACTGATTTATATTGGGCATATACAGAGAGTTGGAGAAGTGCGGCTTACGCCTAAATTAATTTCAAAAAAAGTGAAATTAATGGTTGACAAACCTTATTTTGTATGGTATACTAATAATATAATCAAGAGAGAGAGAAAATATTATGAAGAAGATTGATTTTTTAGACGCTTATAATGGTGGAATTCGGATGTATGCCGGAGTTGGAAACCTCAAAGGTTGGGCTAATACTGCAAAAGGTGTTGCATATACCCTAAAAACTTGTGGAATTGCTAAGACCATGATGGGTTCTAGTTCTATGGATTTTGCATCTGAGGAAGGTTTTGAAACCGATGAAGGTGCAATGTTATTGTTGAAACGTGCTTTGGAGTTAGTATAATGACTTTTGTAAAAGAAAAATCTGAAACCATTGTTGAAGGTGTTGGTGTCTTGAAAAAGGCAATGATTGCCGACTACGGTGATTGGGCTGATAAACGCAGTGAAATTGCTCTAAAGATGTGGGATGAGTATGCTGATGGTTTCAGTGTTTCTTACAATAAGAAATATGTTAAGATTGTTACAAATAAAAGTGTATCTGCTTTTATCGTTGCAGTCGATAACGACAAGAAGTTCAAAAAAGGTGACATTCTAAAACCTGCTGGTTACAATGCTCCTGCTAGGAACTTTGCTCGTGGAAACGTCTTTGACGGTGGTTATGAAATTCGTTGGACAGGAGCCTGATACTTATGATGAGAAATATTAAACTTGATGATGTTGTTGGTGGAGTTATTATCTTTGCTGTACTACTTATAGTTCTAAAGATAACTTAATGATACGAGAGGTTGCCTTTGCCGGTATTTTGTTTGCATCAAGTCCTGTTAATGTTATAACAGGACCACCGGCAGCTTTTGTTGATTCAAGATCAACAGAATGTCTTGCAATGAATATGTATCATGAAGCAAGAAATCAAGGCAGTGCTGGATTACTCGCAGTATCAGCTGTTGTTCTGAATAGGGTAAAAGACCCTAAGTTTCCTAATACTATTTGTGAGGTGATTGAACAAGGTCCAACAAGAGAAAGTTGGAAGACTCGTCAAACTGCTGATCCAAATGATGCACAATTCTATCCTGTAAAAAACCGCTGTCAATTTAGTTGGTTCTGTGATGGTAAGAGTGATGTGCCAAAACAGAAAGAAACTTACAAAAGACTATTGACAATTGCAGAGTCTATAGTATATAATAAGTTACCGTTCATAGATATAACAGACGGCGCAGTTTTTTATCATGCTGATTATGTAACACCTTCATGGGCAAAGACTAAAATTAAAACGGTAGAAATACAAGATCATATTTTTTATAAATGGGAGATTAAATAATGTGGAAAACTAAAACAAATTGCAGAGGTCAAGTAAGTCCTGCTGTAACACGGCGATTGTCAGTATGCGAATTAGATTTAGAATCGCATGAAAGTCGTTCTAAGTTTGGATATTGTTATTTGGAGTATGTAACCGATGAGCCACTTTAGGTTTATTGAACGCAATGTGGACGTAAAAAATATCGTTCAACAAGTGTTAGATAATCCTAATGATTGGGATGTTGCTGGTAGTATTAAAGGTGCTGCCGGTGATTTACAACCATACGGTTTCCTACCTTTAACGATGGCAGTAGTCAACAACACAATGCGTGGTGGTTTTGGTAATCCTAAACATACTCAACTTCAACAAAAGACTCTACTGTGGGAAAAGTATACAAAGATAAGAAAATTTCTTAAAAGTTATAAATGTCAAAATCATTCTAGAGCTGCATTTTTTAGATTAAGGCCAGGCGATACAGTTGGTTGGCATATAGATGATGGAAAGTACTATCTGTCAAGAGATAGGTATCATTTATCTTTGCAGGGTATATACAAAT